CACGACCGCATCGACAGTTACATGAAGCGCTTCCCGGATCAGCCGCTTGAAGGGCTCGACCGGATGTTGGCGTTTTCCAGCGATGGCAAAAGCGGCATCCAGTCGATCGAGTCCTCAAGCCGCGCCATCCGTGACGATGCGATCAGCCGCATGCTGGAAGTAATCGACCAGACCAAAGGCAAGTTCATGGGCTTGTTCCAGGACGAAGCCGGCAACCTTGCGTTAGTGCGCGAACTGCACGGTGAGGACTCGGGCGTTGCAGCCGCAAAGACCGCTGCCAAGCAGTTCAAGGACACCACCGAACAACTGCGCCAGCGCTTCAACCGAGCCGGCGGCGATATCGGATTGCTCGATGACTGGGCGATGCCGCGCGATCACTCGCAGGTGAAGGTGGCCAAGGACCAGGCCAAGTGGGTGGGCGACCATGTGCAATGGGCGAATCGCGCCAAGTACATGAAGGAAGACGGCTCGCCGATGAATGACGCCGAGCTGACCGAATTCCTCAATCATGCGTGGACCACGCTGGCTACCGGCGGCGTCAACAAGCTGGAGCCCGGCAACGTCGCCGGCAACGGCATGCGCGCCAACCGTGGGAGCGAGTCACGGCAGATCCACTACAAGGACGCCGAGTCGTTCATCGCCGCCCAGAAAGCCTATGGCGAGCGCAACCTGCTGGAGTTGCTGATCGGTCACATTGATCGCGCATCCCGCGATATCGCCCTGGTCGAAACCCTCGGCCCAAACCCGAACAACCAGATGCGTTACTTCCTGGACGAAGGGCAGAAGGTGACCATCGAGGCCGATCCGAACAAAACCGATAAGACCGCCAAGCAGCGCCGAAAGATCGAACACCTTTACGAGGAAGTGGCCGGCACGCGTGAGCCGCCAGCGTCGGCTGCCATCGCCAATGGCTTTGAGACATACCGCGCACTCAACGTAGCCAGCCGCCTGGGCTCTGCCGTTCTCACGTCCGTTACCGATCAGGGGACACTGGGCCTCACCGCCTCCATGAATGGGATGCCGGTGATGAAGGTATTCGCCAATGAACTCCGCATGCTCAACCCCGCAGACGCTGGGGATCGGCGCATGGCACAGCGCGCAGGCCTTGGACTGAATCAACTGATCGGCAGCCTCAACCGCTGGGGCGCTGACGGCCTGGGCAGCACCGAACAGATATCGGGCCGGGTTTCGAAGTTCTCCCAGACCGCCGCCAGCAAGGTGATGCAGGCGTCGGGACTCAACGCCTTGACCGCCGGCACGCAGCGGGCGTTTGGCGCCACCATGATGGACACCATCGGCGACATGTCGCGCCGGCACCCGACCCTTGCAGCAATGGACCCGGCAGACAGCAAGCGCCTGATCGGCCAGGGCGTGACAGAGACAGATTGGTCGGTGTGGCGCCTGGCGCAGCCTGAGGACTGGCGCGGAGTGGGCGACACCGTGCTGACCGCGAACAGCATCTACCGCATCGCTGACGCTGATCTGGTGCCGTTGGCGCGCCAACTCAACACAACCCCGCAGCGGCTCAAAGATCAGGCCGCCACTAAGCTGCTGGGCACCGTACTGGATGAAACGAACATGGCGATCATCGAGCCCGGTGCCCGCGAGAAAGCCATGATGCACGGCGGTGTCGAGCGCGGGACTGTCAAGGGCGAGCTGTTGCGCTCGTTCTGGCAGTTCAAAAGCTTCTCCATCGGCATGATCATGCGCCACGGACGGCGCGGCATGGCGCAGGAAGGCTGGGGCAAGGCCGGTTATCTCGGCGCCCTGATTGCCACTACCACCGTACTTGGCGGTATGGCCATTCAGTTGAACGAGGTGGCCAGCGGCCGCGACCCGAAGAACATCACCGACGATGGAACGCTTGGTGTGCCTGGTCTGCGCTTCGGAATCGCCTCCATGCTCAAGGGTGGGGCGATGGGCCTTTATGGCGACTTCCTGTTCTCCGACAACTCGCAGGGCGGCAGCTCCCCGTTGGCGGCCCTCGGCGGCCCCATCGCGGGCGATATCGAACAGGTTTTCAAGCTGAAGGACAACGCGGCCTCAGGCGAAGTCAATCAGACCGGCGCCAAGCTGGTGAAGCTGGCCAAGAGTCACTTGCCCGCGGCGAACCTCTGGTACACGAAGGCCGCCACTGATCACCTTATTTTTAACCAACTGCAGGACTACTTCTCACCCGGTTATCTGCGCCGTATGAAGCAGCGAGCGAAGAAGGAATTCAAACAATCGTATTGGTGGGAGCCGGGCGATGCGGCTCCTGATCGCGCACCGAACCTTGGCGCAGCTGTAGGAGCGAAGTGATATGCGTGAAGACCAAGTAGCCCGCCTGCAAGCGCTCAGCGAAAGCCTGGGCGAGGTTGTAATCCACGAGGTTGACCCGGGTAACTGGCCGGGGGCGGCGAAGGATCCGGCCGACCTCACCCAGCAGGAACGTGGCGATCGGTATTGGAGCAAGAAAAACGCCGCTGCAACCATGACCCTACTGCTTAAGGTGGTCAACATCACCGGAATTTTGAACAAACAGAAACCGGGCAAGGATGCAGACGACGCCGCCGAAGAGCTGGACGGCGAACTGGCGGCCGCCGAACGAGCGGCACAGGCCATTATCGACCGCATGCAAAAGGGCGGTCATGTCCACTGACCCGGAGAAGAAAGTCAGCCTGCTGATTTTCTTTATGCTGTGGGCCCGGCGCATGCGGTGGGATGTTCCGGTTATCCACGTTCAAGCATTGATATGGCTGGAGGCCAAAGGCTCTCTGGCCGTTTTGCGTTGCTTCCGAGGCTTCGGCAAGTCGACCTTGCTGGCGATCTACAACGCCTGGCTTTACTACAAAAACCCAACCTTTCGGATTCTTCACCAGTCGGAATCGGACCCTACGGCTTATAAGACGAGCCGCGACACGCAGAACGTTCTGCGCAATCACCCGCTGACCCGGCACATGTTGCCGCCCAATCACGGCAAGGTTGAACAGTGGTGGGTGGTTGGCGCAGTCGATCACCGGAACGCCAGCATGTTCGCCAAGGGCATCCTCTCCAACGTCACCTCGGCTCGTGCGGATGAATGCCAGAACGATGACGTCGAAGTGCCGCGCAACATCGCCACGCCAGAGGCTCGGGAAAAGCTGCGCTATCGCCTGGGCGAGCAGACGCACATTCTCGTGCCCGGCGGCTCCAAGCTGTACATCGGAACCCCTCACACCCATGACAGCCTGTATGACGAAATCGAAAGCATGGGGGCTGACTGCCTGACTATCCGCATGTTCGCGCAGGAACACCGGATTGATGATGCCAGGCTGGTCGCCTACGACGTGCCGTTTGTGCCTGACGTGGTGTTCTCGGGCATTGGCAAGCATTCCCGCGTGCTGGTCGCAGGGAAGGACTATCAGCTTACCAAGACTGGAATTGCTTTCTTTGCGCCACCAGGAACGCTGGTCGATTGTTACGCCGGCAGCGCCTGGCCCGAGCGTTTCGATATGGCAACGCTGGAAACACGCCGGCGCGAAACCCGCACCATCAACGAATGGGATTCGCAGTACCAGCTCCACTCGAAGCCCGTTACGGAGGTTCGCTTGGACCCGGCCCGCATTGTTCCTTACGACGTCCAGCCCACCATGCGCTACGCCAATGGCGCGGCCGCGATGTTCTTGGGCTCAACCCAGATCGTCGGCGCCGTCGCTTATTGGGACTGCTCGCTGGGCAAGATCAAATCCGACGCCTCGGCGTTCTCGCTGCTGCTCACCGACGCGCGCGGCCAACTCTATTGGCATGTGGCCGAGGGCCTGACCGGGGAAATCGCCGAGTTCGACAGCAAGGACCGGATCATTGGTGGACAGGTGCATCAGGTCCGCGAGCTGGTCATCAAGTACCAGATCCCCCGCGTCATCGTCGAAACCAACGGGCCGGGCGGATTCGTTCCCACCATCCTCAAGCAGGCGCTCAAGGGCATCGGGTGCGGGGTCGGCGAAGAACATTCGACCGTCAATAAACAGAAACGAATCCTCGACGCCTTCGAGTCGCCGCTGTCTGCGCACTTCCTGTGGGCGCACGTCGACGTGTTGCGCGGTCCGGTATGGGACCAGATGCGCGACTTCAACCCGGCGGTTAACAACCAGGATGACGACTACATCGACTCCGGTGCCGGCGCCATCAGCTCAACCCCTGTACGCATTGGCCGAATAGTCGGGAAACCGACAGAGGCTCGGCGGGACGATTGGCGCCCAGATGCGGGCGTGCATGAGGTCCAGGTGGACTACTAGCCCGCGACACCAAGGGGCTCGGCATGACAGTTCAAAACGTACCACCAGAAAAGCGCTATGCCGCCAACGGCGTATCACTCACCTACACCATCCCCTTTTTGTTGATCGAAGCCGGCGACCTTGATGTGTTCCTGAATGGGGTCGAGGTGACGTCTGGTTTTTCGCTAACTGGCGTAGGCAATCCCACCAGTTCCATCACGTTCACCACCCCCCCGCTGGGTGACCTGTATTTGGTCCTCAACGTTCCGTTTCAGCGTTTGGTTGATTACCAGGAAAACGGCGACTTCCTGGCTACCACCGTGAACCGGGACTTCGACAGGATCTGGCAAGCGCTCAAGCAGTTGTTCCGATTCAACATGCGCTCCCCAATGCTCGGGGAGAATGACGTAGATGGGTCAGGGGCCTACCGGGCAAAAGGGAACAGGCTTTCCGACCTTGCCGACCCGAAAGCACCTCAGGACGCCGTGACGCGCAACTGGGTGGGCGTGTACATCGATTCGGTCAGCGGTCTGATCAACAACGTGATTGGCATCGCCTACGATGGCATGACGCTGTACGACTACCTGAAAAGCTTCTTGTATCGGAGCGCCGACAGCATTCGCGCTCTTCAGCTGGTTGATCCTGCCCGCAACACGCGGGTAAAGGTTTACAGCTATTACGGTGATGGCGCTGGCGGCGGTGACACCTTTCGTTATGACCCGACCATGCCGAAAGCCAATCACGACGGCGGGACAATTATCAGCCCTACCGTCCCATGGACCAACTTGCCAGCAAACCTGCCGGCCTTCCTTGCCAAGACCGGTGAAACTGACCCGGCCGGCCTTGGCTGCTGGGTCCGTGAATGCCGCAAGCTGAGCTATATGATGTTCGGCGGACTGGTTGACGGAACCGGAGACAATACCGCCGCGCTCGCCGCGCTCGCTGCCAAGGCTGCGCTTGCCTCCTCAAAGCGCACGTTCATCGATCTGGAGTCGGGCGACATCGCAGCAGTGACGTTTCCGAACTGGGCCATTGAAGGCATTGTGGTACGGCCGAAGGGGCGAGTTTTCTTCACCAACAACGGTGTTGGCGACACGGTCATCATCGATGCCGGCGCGCTGGGAAAGGTGAGCAACGTTTCCTTTGGTGTCGGCGGCGGGCAACTCATTGCCAGGGGAGGGGCGGCCACCGGGCACGGCTTCAACGTGCGGAACATCCTGCGGTCCAAGATTACTGGCCGGGTTTATGGGTGTGGCTCGAACAGTGCCGCGCTCTACACACGCAGTGCGGTCCTCAATACTTTTGATGTCAACGTAACCAACGATGAGACCGGCAGCTGGTATCTGGGCGGCAAGCCAAAGTTTGGTTATCTGCTCAGCGACAACAGTGTTCCCAACACGCAGACCGCCTACAACACCTTCTACGCTTCGGTGCAAAGCTGCGAGTTTGGGATCTACTTACAGTCCACGCTTGGTAACTATTTCCCGAGCGGTGACGCTGAGTACTGCACTGATACCGGCATATATGCGACTGCGACCGCTTTCAGTGACAAGTTCTACGGCACTGATTTCGAAGTTAACACCAACCGGGATATTGACTGCGGCGGGCAGTTTATCGAGTTTAGAAGTGTTGATACGAACAAAATCGCTCTATTCAACTCGACGGCCAAAAACTGTCAGCTCATTGGCGGCAACCATGACGCGATTCAGGTCGTGGCTGGGGCAACCGACAACTTGATTTCTCAGGCCAAGTATTGCCGTGGCCTGGGTGCGGCGGTGATTACCGACGCGGGTACTCGCACCCGCTTCAAAGACAACATGAACGTGAAAACCGGCAGAAGTGAGGACGCCCCGCAGAAGGTCGTCCCGATCACGTTTGGAGCCTCGCCGTTCTCGTTCACCAACAACACAGGGAACCCAATCAGATTTCATGCGAGCGGCGGGACGGTCAGCAACATGACGATGTACCAGGGTGCGGCCAGTGCGACTATTCCGTACCCGATGGCCCCGATATTCCTGTTGCCTGGTGAGACCGTCATTACTACCTACTCCGTCTCCCCAAATGTCGCCAACTATTTTGTTGGCTAAAATCAGAAGGCCGCATCAATCGATGCGGCCTTTCTGATCAAGCCTTCTGTAGTGCGGGGCTGGCTACAAGTTTGCGCTTTGTCAGCTTCAGCATGGCGCGCTGGCATGGCTTTTCTACGAAACGCCATAGAAGGTATGAAACCAGCAAGGTAAATGCCCAGAATGCCCCCATCTGAATATAGTTAGGCCATCCTTCCACCCACTGAGGATGCATCACAAGACATCTAAATATTACTTGATGCGTCAAGTAGATGGAGAAACTGATTTCACCTAATAGCACAAGAGACTTCCATGCGAGTGCTTTCTGTATAAGCCCTTTCCCCGAGCATATAAGGAATATGCCAAGTGCAAAAAGAGGGGCCGCGCCACTGACTGTGAACCAACCTATACCCGAATCGGATAGGAGACCCAAGGCTCCCAACTTGTAAGCCAGCGTCGGAAACTGCGCCGCTCCGTAAAGTATGATGGCAATAGCGGAAACACCACTGATGTTAGATACCAATGCGGTTCTGTTCAGGTGGTGGCCATAGGTCAGGTAGGCTTTCCCGGCGACCATGCCGAGGACGAATTCCAAGAGGCGGGCCGGTGGCCAGATGTAAAGCCACGATGCGGTGCTGATAACGTCCGCGCCCGTGAATACCGTTGCGCCGGTAGCCTTAGCCATGTAAACACCGAGGTAGACCAAACCGATTGATGCCAATATTTTCACGTGCCACGTACTGGAAAATTTGTGAATCAGAATTGGGAACATGGCATAGAAAAACATTTCAACAGATAAGGTCCAGGCAACCCCATTGTAGGCAAAGAAAGTGGACGGGTAAGGATTCCATGCTTGCAGCAGGGTAGCGTTAAGGACAAGTTGCTGCGTGGTTGTAACGTACCCAGTGTTGAAAACAGGGCCATACAATATTATGAATATCACCATAACAAATATGTGCGCCGGCCAAACTCGGGCGATGCGCGCCCAAATGAACCTAAACGAGTTTGATGCGCCGGAAAGATTGCTGTGCGTGTAAGTTAGAATAAACCCGGAGAGGACGAAGAAGAATGTCACCCCCTGTATCAGAACGAAGCCTCTCGAGAAGTCTTCCCAGATTTTGAAAAAATAACTCGAATGCTGGATCACAATCATCGCGGCAGCGAAAAACCGCAACGAGGTGAGTGCAGGGATTGATGCTTTCATCATCGGTCCTTGAGAGTAATAGCTTCCGTGCACCTGGCGTGCTGGTAGCAGATGGGCGTGGATTCTATCGCAAAGCACAATATCGTGTAATTTCAGATACGATTGTGCAGATGGATGGTTTGAAGCTCATGAAGAGCCACCAGCGAAACCAGAAAAGTACATCCGTTAGTACATCGTTTTTCGTTGCTGAGCATTGCGCCCAGCAAACGTTGGGGGAAACCGCTTTAATGTGGTTCCTGTCTCGGGCACCACATCTATTTTCACCCTGTTTCTCAGAGCTTCACGAAACCGCCAAGAGCCCAAAGCCTTGGCGGTTTTTGTTTTCGCCATCTTTCGCAGTCTTTCGCTGCGTGTCACGCATTTTTAGTACATCATTCAGCACCTCTCAATTCGAGTGACTAGGTGATGTACTAATGCCCCTCACTGATACCGCTGTGCGACAGGCCAAGCCGGCCGAAAGAGACGTAACCCTCACGGATGGCAGCGGCCTTTCCCTGTTCATCGCAACCAACGGCACCAAGTCCTGGCACTTCAGGTTCTCCTGGCACGGCAAGCAGCCGCGCATGTCGCTGGGCACCTATCCCGAAATCACCCTCAAGGAAGCCCGTGAAAAGCGGGATCAGGCCCGGGCGCTCGTTGCCAAGGGCGTTGACCCCCGATCGCAGCGCCGCGAGGAAAAACGAGCTGCAGCATCCGAGGCCGTGAAGACCTTCAAGGTCGTAGCCAACGAGTGGCACGTATTCATGGTGCCGCGCTGGGTAAAATCTCAGAAGGGGGCCGCCTATCAGTCACGGTTCTATCTTGAAAAGGACCTTGTCCCGGCCCTAGGCAATATCCCGATTGCTGAAGTAAAGCGTTCGGATGTGCTGGCCGCACTGCGCAGGATCGAAAAGCGAGATGCGCTTAACTCGGCGAAGAAGTGCCGGTCCTGGCTCAATAAAATTTTCCGCTTTGCCATCGCCTCGGGGTATCTGGAAAACAACCCGGCGTCCGATCTGGATATCGTCGCAAAGAAGGAACCGCCGGTGCGGCACAACCCGATGTTGCGAAGGCATGAACTCAAGAAATTTTTCCGTGACCTGCGCGAGTTCCGCGGAACAGCCAACTACGTCAAGAGCGCCATTCGGATTCTGTTCCTGACGGCTGTTCGCCAGGGCGAGCTGCGTATTGCTCCAGAAGTCCAGTTCGACTTGGACGCTGATCTGTGGACGATTCCGCCCGACACGGTGAAGCAACTGCGCAAGGTTATTCGAAGCAAGGATGGGGATGAAATTCCGCCGTACCTGGTCCCGCTGTCGCGGCAGGCAAAGGAGGAGGTGCGCAAGGTGCACTTGCTGACCGGTGGCTACAAGCTTCTGATAGCTGGGCGGAACGAGCCGACCCAGCCAATCAGCAACAACACGATCAACAGTGCACTGAAACGCATGGGATATGGGGACCGGCTGACCGGGCACGGGATCCGTGCCACGATTTCAACGGCCTTAAACGAGATGGGCTACCACTCCGACTGGATCGATGCGCAGCTTTCGCACGCAAGCGGGAGCAAGGTCCGCAGGACCTATAACCACGCGGAGTTTGTAGAGCAGAGGCGGGGGATGATGCAGGACTGGGCAGATTACTTGGACAAGCTCGAGTCGGAAGCCTGACTGCGAGCAGCGGTGAGCTGGTCGTTGTTCCATTGCAGAACCTCGGACTTTACCCAGGCCACGGCCCGGCCACCCAGCGGCACCTGCTTCGGAAACAGGCCCTGAACGGCCATGGTGTAAATCTTGGTGGTGCCCAGCCCGGTCAACTCTTTGACCTTGGGCAGCCGGATAAACTCTACCGGCTCTTCGATGCGTTCGGCGTTCATTTATCTTCGCTCCATTCAACTTGTCTCATGGTAATCCCGCAGCCATTTCCGGCGATTATATGCGCCGAGAATAGGCCGTAGCTGCAGTTCATGACGCGCCATGGCGCACCACACTGCTCTCTGGTGTGTGGGGATACTTCAAGGTTAAGGAGTATCGGCATGCGCCCTGCAATCTTGCGGATAAGCCACCAGCGCAGTCGAATGTAAATTGGCGGATTGCCTTGCGTGAAGCTTCGCGAGTCTTCTTCGCTCAGCTCGATGATTTCAGGGGAAGTGTTCATTGATTCAGCTCCTTGACCTTGTCGAGGCAGGCGCGCTGTTGCCAGCCGTTCCACGCACACTCCAAATAAAAGTTCATGTAGTTGTCGCTTGAGTTTCGTTCTAGATCAGCATCTGGGTTCTGCCGCAGCATTTCAGCCTCAAATTCTGCGCGCTCGTCGATATCGACTGATACCGGCGCGGGCTGCGAGGCGAACAGCTTGCGGACTTCGTACTCTTCGGGCTGGCACTGGCACATCTCCAGTGATTCGCCGGAGATATCTTCCCAGCAGTCAGAGCCATGCGACCGTACTTGATGGACCGCCTCACCCTGCCCACCCTTCAGCCGCTCGATTTCGGCAGCCTGCTGGGCGATGACCTCAGTCAGATCCTTGATAATCGCGCCATTCGTTGGGGCTTGCAGTTCGGCGAGTTCGGGCGGGGATAGCTGACAATCACAAGTTACGTTAATTCCTTCGCCCCACGGCTGTACTCCGCCGCTATCTACTTCACCGGTATCGTTACACTTTGAGCACACCGGCTGGCGCTCGACGACAGGGGCGGCAGCATTAGAAAGCCATTTCATGTATTGCTTGCCAGTAACGCAGCAATTACCAGAGTTCAGCTGCTCAGCGGTATACCCCGTGATGCGCTCATGAGAAAACCAAGCGCCACCAAATTGCACACCACTATCAGTTACATTGACTTCAATTTTACTGCTCATTCGCTTGCTCCCGATTCGGTGGGTTTGAGGGCGGCATCGATTTTTTCACGCATTGCGATTTCCCATGCGTTAGCTTCAGAAGTGCTGAACTCAAGCCTGCAAGCAATCAGCAACTCAGTCATAACTGCATTCCGCTGCTCGGCGGCTGCCAAGAACTGGCCCATATCGCAGTTCGATTCAACCATGTCCTCGATGACTACATCCTTCCGCGCCAGCTCTCCCCGCAGCGCAGACAGCTCACGATCATGCTCATTGGCGCGAACCATGAACACTTCGCCTTCGTGAAGATTGCCGCCGATGCACAGCGCGGTTTCAATGACTGCGTATTTCGTTGTTCCGCTCATGCTTGAGCCCTCTGTGCTCGAATCCATGTTTGGAAGGTCTGCCGGCAGAATCCGATGTGCGCCTCGATGTCGTCCCACTTCGTACCCTTGGCGCGCATGTTCATGGCCATGTTCAGATACTCATCAGTGCATTCGCGCTCTCGACCTTTTCTGCCGAGAACAATTCCCGCGTTGTTGAGATAGCGAACGACGGAGGCATAAGAGCAGCCAGCCGCATCCATGATCTGCTCGATCGGATGCCCAGCGGCGTGCATCGTGTAAATCAGCCCGATCGAGTCAGGCGAGAGTTTGGCTGTCATGGCTCATTCCTCTGTGCGTGTTCCCGCTGACGGGCTTTGGAGCACTCTTTGTGATTTCCGGTGCTGCGCGGCTTCTGGCAGTAGGAGCAAAAAAAGTGCAGCTCCATGTAGCCCGCGGCGAGCTTTCCTTTGGATGACATAGGGCCTCCCGGAAGGGTGAAAAGAAATTTGAAGGGGTTTTTAAGCTGCGTCAGTCGTCGATCGAGAGAATGGTGAATGCTGTTGCTGCCACTCGCGGAACTTGTCCATTGCCAAGGGCTTTAATTCGGTCCACCCGATTGGCCACCCCATTAGCCACTCGACCCATTCCGGGTTCAACTGGCCACCGTCCGAAGCCATCACCGCGTGGTCCAGTCGATCGTTCGATCTGTCTGCGCCGGACTTGCGTATCAGCGCCGCCGGCGACGATCCTTTCGCCATGCTCGCCACGGGAGTAGGCCAAGTCCTGGCTGAGACCGCCTCGATCAACGTTCCACCCTCGCGCCCCTTCCTCGGCGTTACCCTGCCGCCCTTGCTGCCAAGGGTCGCGGTCGGGGTTGGCCATAGTTTCGCCTCTGCTGATAGCTTCGGCTCCCCGCGACTGTTCCATTTCCCTTGAGCGCGATTCGTCGCATCGTCCGCTACCGGTGTCTGCCACAGCTTCACTGCGCTGCTCAGGCTCCAGCCTGCATTCTTGCTGGAGCCCGGCATATTGTGGTTCCCACACACAGTTATCGTGGGCCACAACCCAGCAGCGTTCGCGTTGATGGGGCGCTCCAACGTCGGATGCTGAAACAATGCACCACTGCGCGTCATACCCCATTTCGGCAAGGTCACCGAGGACCACGGCAAGTCCTCTTCCCACAAGCAAAGGTGAGTTTTCCACGAAGACGACTTTAGGTCGTACCTCGCCGATGATTCTCGCCATCTCGGACCACAAGCCTGATCTGGTGCCATCGATGCCGGCGCCATTCCCGGCAGCTGATATGTCCTGACACGGGAATCCGCCCGAAACCACGTCAACAAGGCCTCGCCATGGTCTTCCGTCAAAACTGCACACGTCAGACCAAATTGGGAAAGTTTCGAGGGCTCCATCGTTTTGTCGTTGCGCCAGAACTTGTGCTGAGTAGGCATCACGCTCAACGGCGCAGACGGTGCGCCAGCCGAGGAGGTGGCCTCCGAGTATTCCGCCACCAGAGCCTGCGAAAAGAGCCAGCTCATTCATGTTATCTCCAGTCAGGAGCCGCCCTCCGAGACCGGATGCGACAGATGGTTTTGGTTATTCGTCGTGACAGATGCGCAGGGCTTCGCGGTTGTAGGCGAGCTGCAATTTTGCCGACACGTTTTCGGGTATTTCGTAACTGTGCTGCGGAGGAGTCAGCAGCGGCGCGGACTTTTGAGGCCCTAACGCATGAAGATGGTGAATCATCAGCGTGATGGCCTCTCCCTGTTCCTCAATGCCGTTCCAGGCCATCAGCTCAGCGAGTGCTTGGCGTGTGCCGGCCATGCAGTGCAGCCTGATCTCTTCCTCGCCCCGAGCCTTGCGCTTGAGTGCCGTTTTGGCTGAGCGCACTTTCTGTTCGGCTGCCATGATCCACCTCTTCAATTCCGTGGGCCGGTAGATCCAGCCATGTTTGTCGTTTGCGTTGCTGGGGACGGGATTTCATGCGGCTTTTTGCTGGCTCCAGACGCCCACGGCGTTGAACACCCGGGCGGCCTGCTGTTCGGTCAAGGAAACTTCGGCGGGAATGGCGATCCAGCCTGAGGCGACTACGTGGTTCGGATTGCACTCGGCAATCAGGTCCTTGTAAGTCAGCTCGATGGCGTCGGTCAGATGCTCGGCGAGGTAGTTGCCCTGAGGCGCAATCTCGACTGACTTGCAGTACTGGCCGCCGCTGCCGGCATCGCACATGACGCTGAGGTAAATCGTCCAGCGGTGCGGGATGTCGCACACCGCATCAGCGAGGCGCTGGCCGGGCGGGATGCTTTTACAGCTCGCCCAATTGATCATCCCTTGGCGGCCGCTGGGATCGATGTTCACCACCGCGACGTGGTTGGTGGACAACAGAGAGCGGCAAGACCGCTCCATGCGCGCCCGGATGTTGTGAGGTTTACGCTTGCTCATAGAGCCTCCGCGAGTTTCCGCAGTGCCTTGCGCTCAGCCGCCGTAATGGCCGGCTTTCGGCGCTTGAGGATGGTGTCAGGGTCGATCCTGTTGGAGCGGATCGGGGGTGGCGGGTTGATCGCCGGGCTTTGGCCTTGAATGATCGTCCCGCCGGCGGCCAGGAACTCAGCAACCTTGGCGGCGATGGCGTCAGAGGCCGGGCGGTGGGAATCAACGATGGTTGAGTGGTTGCTTATCATGCTGCGATCCCCAGCACCAGGTTCATGCGCTCATCAAGGATTTCGTAGAAGGTCTTCACCCGCTCCGACAACTTGCGGATCAGCGCTTCGTCCCGATAGGCGCGCTTGATGAACAAGGGCATGCCCGGCCAGTAGCAAACAAAGTCGATCCATTCGCGCTCTGACACCCACAAACCGCCCTGGCACTGGGCGATATGCTCTTTGGGGATTTCGTCAGACAGGATCACTTCGACCTGAAATTTCGGCAGCTTGGTTTTTATTTCCGTCAGGCCGTTGGCATCGACGAACGAGTCAGGCGAGTAGCCGGCGCCGTGGTTGAGGACGATTGCCACCTGAGTGGTTTTCACTTCTTTGCGCTGCTCGTAGAGCTTGCGGGCAACGCCCTCCAGTTCGTGGCCGCGCTCGGTGTGGCGGTTGCCTTGGAAGGGATCAGCAGCCTCGCCGGTGATGCGCTCGCCGATCAGCGTGTTCATGTAGGTGAACGCGCCAGCGCCGAACCCGGCCTCGCCCTTGCCGTTGACCAGCAGGCAATCCAGCTCGGAACAAGTGACGATCCCGAGGCGCAGGGCCAGCCATTCCGGCGAACCCTGTTCAACTTCAGTGATGATTTGCATGGTTACACCTGCTGATTGTTATTTGCCGACTTGGTAAGTGCGGCAAGCACGCTGTCAAAGTTGGCCTTTGTGACGCTTGCCGGCTCGCCATACAGATCAGCGAACTTGCCTTGAGCTGTCTCGCTGCACTTGTCCAGAAGTACTTGAACCTGGCGCGCCTGAACTGGCGTGATCAGCGGATCGCTCGGCTCCTTGTAGCCATCGTTGTCGTTGTCGTCTCCGCTGGTGATGTTTAGCAGGGCGCACATCACGTAGCGCTTGCCGTAGGTGGTGGTCGAGCCGACAGACTGCACAGCACTGCGGCCGGCGCCGATATCCAGCGGCAGGATCATGGTTGTCTCTTCGCGGTGACCGGCCTTGTGCATGAGGATCCCGGTGATGCTGACACCGTTGGCTTGATTGACGATCTTGAACGACACACCAAACCCATACTTGGCCATGACTGGGCGCACGGCGTAGTTGATGTCGTCCAGGTCTGCATACTTCTTTTTCGTGTGTGTGTTCTCGGTGCGCTTTTCCACCGATGGCATTGCGCATTGCATTTCAGCGAACGCGGCGTTGAAGGCTTCCAAAGCGCTTTTGGCTTCCATGCGTTCTTGCAACGCCATCAGGCGCTCCAGCTTTTCCATGTCGCACTTCGGATCAAGGGCCAGACGGCTGATGGTTGCCAGCACGCTGATTTCCTGAATTGGCTGGGCGGCCAGTTGGCGTTCACGCTCCAGCGGCATAATGATTTCTTGGGACATGCTGGCTACCTCAGTAGGAAATGGCGACTGCTGGGATCTTGCGTTGGGCGATCAGCGTGACTGCCTGCTTGGCGCACGCTTCAGGCATGCCGCCGGCAATGAACGCCTCAAGGGCAGCGCGATTGATTGCAGCCTTGTGCTTGGTGTCCGCTTCGCGCGCCTGCTGCTTGCGCAGGATTTCGTCTGCCGCTGCATCCGCCCGGGCTTTCTCGTCCAGCCGTGCCTGCTCGACGGCTTGTTTCTGGCGCTCTACCGCTGCCAGCCGGTCCCGCTCAGCCTTCTGCTCGGCTTCGAGTTGCTCACGCTTTGCCTGTTCGGCGCGGCGCTCGGCTTCAGCGGTCTGCAACTTCAGGTCGTTTTCGCGTTTCTCGGCTGCTGCCTGCTCATCACGGACGCGCTGTGCTTCGGCATCACGCTCACGCTGGGCCTTTTCCTCGGCTTCCCGTGTGGCACGCTCAGCGGCTTCGCGGGCGATGCGGTCCTCGTTGTCCTTCTTGTCGCGGGCTTCCTTCTCTTGGCGCAACCGGGCCAGTTCGAGCTGCTCGGCTTCGTATTGCTGGCGAGCGGTGAGGGCAGCACGCAGAACGCCCAGCGCCTTATCCTTGGCCCGAGCTGCCTCAGCCTCGAATTCCTCCCAGCTATCACCCAGGGCAATCGCTTCAAGCTTTTCAACGCGGTCGGTCAGGTCTTCGGCGGTGATCCCGTCCAGGTCGATGGACAGCAGCCGGATGTGCTCGATTGCATCGTTGTGCTTGTCGACGCGGGCGTCTTCAGCCTTCTCCCAGTCGGTCAGCGGTTGGCGGGTGGAGTCACGCAGCGCATCCATCGCGTTGACGAACTCGCGCAATTCAGCCTCCACCATCTTCGGCATTTCCTTGAGGCGCTTCAGGTAGTCGCGGCCCGGTTTCTCTACAGCAGACTTGGACTTGCTGACCTTGGCAGCCAGTGAGGCGATGCGCTCACGGCCCTTGCGAGTGCTCAGGTCTGGCACTTCGGCGGTGACTTCAGCGGTTACCGCTTCGAGGAAGCGACCAAGGCCGCCAGCCACATAAATGGTCGGGGCGTTTTCGGCGCTGATGTCGTCGATGGTGACAACTTGGTTGTTTGCGGACACGGGAGTTCCTTGCCGCGATGCACGCAGCGTTTGAGGTGTTGGGTTATTGAGTGACGCGGTCAGCGAGAGCGCTGAGCAGTATCAGGAAGGCGTAAACGGTGATGACGGGGAAAGAGCCGCGCCAGATCAGCTTGCGGCGTGTGCGCTGGCGGGCGGTCATCCCGATGCGCCCATCATGTCGTCACCAAAGCACTCGCCGTTGCAAACCTCGCTGCCGCATTCTCGGCATTGATCAACCGGCTGCAGATCGTAATGACAGTTCTCGCCGCCGCAGTGAGGGCACTTGGTGCCGGTCAGGTTGCCGAACGGCCCAACCCAATGGATGCCGAGTCTGTTGCACTTGCTGCAAACCATCGTCATGGCCGAACCCTCACAGCAATCCGGCCGCCCTTCATGGTTGCCGCCAGACGCCGCGGCAGGCTGGAAACCAGCGCATCACGGGGGCGCCCGATCACTTCGTTGAACGGCAGGCCGAAGCCCAGCATGATCAGCTTCGATTCAATCTCGTCGAGCTGTTCGTCTATCAGCGTTTTTGCGGGGGATGTTGTCATGCGGCCCTTCCTTGGCGGCGCTCGTAAACACGGCGCAGACGTTCGGTGTAGTGGGCTTCCTCGGTCGCGCTGATGATGCTCAACGTGCGGAAGATCAGTAGAGCGGTATTGGCCGAAGCCCTTACCGCAACGGCGTTGCATTGCGTGTCGATCATGCTTTTGATGTAGCCGTCGAGCATGCCGATGGCCAAATCATGGTTGACGGTACTCATGCTGCCCACCGGCCATTCCTTCGACGTTGCAGGGCGTCAATCTCTACCCACAGCGCCGTTTCAATCTGGCGGCCGAACTGATGAGCCAGCACCGGCAGTTGGTGCGCCTCGACATCCATCCGGCGGATCCCGTCATCGTCGTAGCAGATGGCCGAGCCCACTTTGAACTCCAGCTCGCGGCTACCAAAAAAATCCCAATCGCTGTTCCAAGCGTTCAGTGCCGGCGCGATGTTCTCGCAATGGGTTACCTCCACTTGGAGGACAAAACCCTCAACAACTATTTCGTGTTCCATGGTGCCTCCAAGCGGTGATTACATCCGTCTGCCCACTCAACGAATGGACAGAGGTGATGCTTTCAATGCCGACTGATGATTTCTGCGTGGGATCGGTGAGCGTTCTCGCCAACGTGGATGGCAACGCTTTGAATGAGGGCAACCGCAACTTCTTTGCCTTGGGTTGCAGCCAGCGCCAAGCCGGCCATGCTGATTAGCTTCAACGTCAAGTTTCTAACGTCGTCCATGTCCTTGGGCTTGCATGCGTTGATGTACGACTCAACGAGCTTGTTGCACATGAGTTCTGCTGTTTCTTGGGTGACCACTGATATCGCTCCGGTTGTTTTCCCAATGCACCCGTCACCAGGTGCATCAGTGAAAATGTCCGTTTCTCCACCACGCGCATCGCCGGATTCATATCTCTGGCCAGGTCACACATTTCATGTCCGGTGTTCTTCCTGGCTGGCTTGCGTGGTTTCGCGCACTCACATGTGGGAGTACGGCCAGTTCCAGAGCTGGCATGGACGACGGTTTAGCTTTCTCACCACCGGATTGGCCGGTACGTCGTTGGGTCACGTCAGGTTTTTAAAGAGCGCTGGCTTTCGCCGGGTTACTAATCTGCGCTAATCGCAGAACATGGATTGCATTATGCGCAGAATTCTTGCTGCGTCAAGCGCAGATTTATAAATCGCAGACGAAAAAAAGCCCGCGCATGGCGGGCGATTCTTTAGAGGTTGGTTTAGCGGCGGGTAAGGCGGGCGTAAAAGTAGTGCGTCATAGGGCTGACGGCGAAGATGGCAAAGAAGCAAGCAACGTAAACGGCGCTTTCAAGAGCATCATGCAGTCCTTTGCTTGGCACCTGGTCTAGCAACAGCCAGACCCCCATCAATATGGCGCCCAATGCGGCGAAGCCTGCCATTGAATAGCTTTGCGCCTGACGCCAAACCGCTTTGTTTGTCTGGGTTCGCATTTAGAGCCCCGTCATTTTGGTGTCGATCACCCGGCCGATGAACTTGCACTCACCGACGATCTGAATCGTTTTATAGCTGGGGTTCAGCGGGCGCAAGTACTTAATGCCCGCGTCCTCAATGTACTGCTTAAACGTGCTTTCGCCGTTATCCAGCTTCACAACGTAGTATTTCCCACTGATCACGTCGGCCTCTGGCTGCACCAGAATGCGCGATCCCTCTGGGAAGCTGGGGTTACCGCTGCATGTCATCGAGTCGCCCCGTACATCAAGCCAGAACCCGTGCTCGCCGGCGTTTTCGGTCGAGGCCAGCCATACATCCGCATCACCTGGGGGAAAGTTGTCGCAAGACTCTGCCCATTCCCCAGCGATCACCCAGCTTACCAATGGATATTCCTTAGAGGCCCGGGTTGGTTGCAGGGCCATCTGCACGTTAGACATCCCAGCGTCTTGCTGGCTCAGCTTGATACCGAGGACGCTCATGATCTGCTTGAGCTTTTCAGGTGTGGTGCTTTGAAGGCCGCGCTCCAGTCGAGAAAGGTTTCCAGAGTCTGAATCGACCTGGTGCGCCAGTTCTTCGAGTGAAAGCTTTTTGGCTTTCCGTGCGTTTCTGATGATCGTTCCAATATCCATGGGCGCAATTTTCCGTTCTTGCTGCGTTATGCGCAAAGCGATTGGCGCAGAATTTGTTTGCATTAAATCTGCGCTAATCGCAGAATCACCCTGACATCAACTCAGGGCTACAGCCATGACCCCCTTAAAACGTGCACGAATCGCCAGAAAGTGGACGCTCGCCGATGTTTCGGCGCGCCTGGCACTGCGAGGCGATCACATCGACTCCGGCAACCTTTCCCGTGTTGAACGCGGTGTTCAGCGGGCTTCTGCCTCTTTGGCAGAAGGCTTGAGCAAGGTTTTCGACGGTGAAATCACCGAGATCCACATCCTCTACCCGGAGCGCTTTCACGACTCCGGTGAACAGGCGGCCTGATCATGTCGACGAGCCCATTAAGCCAAGAGCAGACGGTAAGAGCCCGCAAGAACAACGCGGTCCTCATGCAGCGTCTTGCATCCGTTGGAAATGCCCCGGTTGCGTTTGCAGTTGGTTGCGATGAGGCGACGATCAGCCGCATGAAGCCGGAGAAGTTCGAGCAGTTCGCACAGATCCTTGCAGTGCTGGACCTGAAGATTGTTCCGACGCACATGCGTTGCTTCAACGAGCGGGACATCGAAGCAATCCTGTACCAGGCCAAACGCTGGATGGAGCACATCCAGCACGTTGACCAGTTGGAGGAAGACTGATGCAGTTCACAGTCACCATCAACCAGGCCAAGGCGCTCGACTGGGGTTTGAATTCCCAGCAGGCATTACTGTTCGCGTTTGTTTACGAGTGCCCGAGCTGGGCGAAGATGATCAAGACGGAAGGCGGGGAGTTCTACGCGCTGAGTAAGGCGAAGATCGTAGAGGAATTGCCTTTGCTGACTGACAAGCCCGATACCGCTTACCGGATGCTCAAGGCATTGGCAGCGGCTGGCCTGATCAACCTTTCCAGTACCTCGAGCATTACCCTGATTCAACTGACCGACAAGGGCCGGGAATGGAACAGGAAGCTTGATGGGTCGGAAAAATATCCGACCTTGAAGGCCGGGCGTAAGGTCGGAAAAAAATCCGACCTGCCTCGGAAAAATATCCGACCTACCTCGGAGAAAAATCCGAGCAAGGTCGGAAAAAAATCCGATCCAAGGTCGGAAAAATATCCGACAAATCAGGGTACCAGTAATCAGGGTACCAATCAGGGCACCAGTCACAGTTTGCAGACCGCCCCGGCAAAGCCGTTGCAACCTGCTGCGTTGGTGCTGGTTTCAGACGCCGCCCCACGGTGTGAAATCCCTGCCGACATGCCAGGCCCAAAAGACCAGTCCTGCA